TCCATAAATTTATCAAATATAATTTGTTTATTTTTCTCTCTAATAAAAATTCTAACAAAAGAACCTTTTAAATCTTTTTTAGAAATAAAATTAGCAATATCTTTTATGCTTTGATCGTTGGAATCATCATAATGAAAGGTGTGAAATATATCGTTGAAATTTTCAATAAAAGTCAATTCCCTTGTCTCTGTATCTAATACATGAAATCCTTTTTTGGTGTTAACATCACCAAAACTCATTTGATACTGACTCCCAAGATAAAAAATATTACCTTCGCTTTGCTTTATATGAAAATGACCAGATAATGCCATTTCGTATTTCTCAAATGTTTTCATTGAAAGACCATGAGTATGCTTTATTCCACTCATTACCTGAAAACCAGCAATTTCCAAATGACCGCACAGCATAAGAGAATCAGACTCCTTGATAAAATGCATCGTGGATTCCAGATTTTCACTAGTAATCCATGGAATGATATCAATGCACAAATGATCAAATTCAACTTGAATTGGATGATCTACAATTGTAAAATTACTATATCTAGATAAAAGTTCTTGAACTGAATTAATCTCGTTAGTATTTCTATAATAAGTATCATGATTGCCAAGAGTTACATACACATCAATATTATTTGCAATCAAAGGTTCAATGAATCTTTTTCTGACCGAAGAAAGCGTATTGAAATTTACATACTTTCTTCGATCAAAAAAATCGCCAAGGTGAATGATCGTATCTATTTTATTATCAATAATATATGGTATAAAAGTATTTTCAAAAAATGATAGGATATGATCCAAGAAAAAAGGAGAATCATTTCTCACACCAAAGTGTGTATCATTTATAAAAGCAATTTTCACTTTTTTTTCCTTTTCTTTTTTATTTTTTTCTTTGGTTCCAGTTTTTCTAAATCTGTCTCAGTCAAAGAAAAATGCTTAGATAAAAAATCAGAATAAGAAGTAATATCTGGTTGTGATTTCAACCAATCAACTATTTTTCCATCAAAGTCATTCATTTGTAATGACTTATATTTAATATATGCTTGCTTTTTCTCTTTTTCAATTCTTCTCAAGAAAGCATAATAAATTATTTGTGTAAAATATGAGAATGGATTTGATGATTTTACTGGATCAAAATTATGAGCATAGAGTATGCAATTTTCTACTCCATCCCCAATCATATCATCTCTGAATGGATAATTAATAAAATTTGGTCTGTGAGAAAGGTGTTCTGCAATCTTTAAAAAACATTCGGCAATATAATCAGAAAGAGGAGGTCTTTTATCCTCTCCAGATTCTTCATATTCTTCTACTTTCTTCTTCCACTCCGTCATAGACTTGCAAAATTTTTCATTATCTATGTAATGTTTTACACTTTTTATTTCTTCTTTGATGATTTCTTCATCATCTTTATTTGTATTTGTATGTTTTTCTTTTTTATTCATATCATCCAAAGTATAACATATCAATGCATTCTTGCAAGCGTTTGTATAGTTTTTTTAAAAAAATCATTGATATGCTCTTGACAGATTTCGATACTTGTGTGTATAATTTCTGTGTGGGAATAAAGAAGACTTCTATTCATAAGCTTCTTACTTATAATCATTAGATCCTGGATCTGGATTCCAATCTGATAGCTTATTTCCAAAATCTTGTCTATCCGTTTCGTCACCAGTGAAACGGTTTTTCTTTTTAATTTCATTGATCATTTTTAATAGATCTTTTGGATTTAATAAACCAGAACTCATTAAATTCATTATTGCTTCCGCTGGTATCATCATTGATACATATATTCCATGTCTATCCATTTCACCTGGATTCATTTCTGGTGAAGGTAATGGATATTGATTGCTGTGTGGTTTTCTATATTTAGATTTTCTTTTTGGTTTGCTCCATGATAATTCTTCATGTTCATGTGATTGTTGCATTGATTGCATAATATCACCTAAAATAGAATCTAAAACACTATTTAGTGCTTCTGGATCATTCATATTCGATACTTGTTCTTTTTGAATATCTACAATTTTTTCAGTTACTTCTTTTTCTGATTTCAATTGTAGATTATATAATTGAACTGTATCATTATTTGGATCCATTTCCAATGCTATATGATTTTTTGGTATTGTGATTATTTTGACATCAGTATGTTGTAACCAATCTCGCAAAACAGTCATGTCATACGATCCATGTTGATCAAATGATGATGTTGATTTAAATACAAGCGGATCTAAAATTTTATATTTTGTTTTCAATTCTTCAATAACTTGGCAAATTATTTCTTCACCACTTCTTAATTTGAATATTTTTAGGTTCATTAAATTAAACTCCTAGATTAATTTTAATCTTGCTGAACTGAAAACCCTCATTAGTATATATGGTTATACGCTCATCAAGATGTCGAAGTGCATGATTTCTATACTTCTTCCAACTCAAATCATCACCAATATCATACACTGTTACTTTATTTTTTGTTTCTGATTTTCTTAATCCTCTACCTATTGATTGTAATACACGAATAACGGATTTAGAAGGAGAAGCAAATATAATTGCATGTATATTTTTAATATTGATACCAGTGCTACATGTACCATATGATGCTACTAGTATGCTATTATCCCCTTTATCAACAATTTTTCTTATTTGTTCTCGTTCTTCGATTTCTGTTTTACCACATATGAGATATGTTTGTTTTTTATTTTTCTTTGAAATGGATTGATAAAGCGGTATTCCATGCTTTTCAACAAAATTAAAAAGAATAAGAACATTACCAGAAATGCTATTAGCAAGATCGCATATAAATTTATTTCGTCTGTCATTCAAAACCAACCATTCTATTTCTTCTTGGTATTTTGCTCTTTTTATTTCTTGAATATCCGATTCTGGATATTTTGCCAATAAACATTGTATAGAAAGTTGAGCAAGAACTTCCTTGTCAATTAATTCTTTTGTTGATGTGACTTGATATACAGAACCAAACAATCCTTCAAGAACTAACTTATGTACTTGTGTGCCATCAAGTGTTCCTGTAGTTCCAATTCTATAATTACAATTTTTAAGTTTAGTCATTATTTTAGTCAATGACTTTGCCTTAAATAAATGAGATTCATCTCCTATGATTGCATCAAATTGATTAAAAAATGATTCTTCCTGATCATATAAACTTTGCCATGTAGAAATTACGATTCTTGAAGTTGGTTGTTTACTCTGTCCACCATATATCAGGTGTATTAATTTTGAAAATTCTTTTGAATTTGCATAATCTTCAAAATCTGATTTCATCTGAGTTACTAGTCCTGTTGTTGGCACAACAATTAATATTTTTTGTTTTGTTCTTTTTAAAAGTTCAAGTAACATTAAATATATAATTAAACTTTTACCAGAACCAGTAGGGGAGATAAGCAAGCATCTTCTGTATTTTAATGCGTGTTTTACTGCATCAATTTGATAATCATGAGGTTGAATTTCGTTGTCATTAGAGTATACTTTTGGAAATGAAACTTCTGAATCATCTGGTAAAAGCGTTGCTTCATACTCTACTTTATACCCACGGTCATGAGCAAATTTAAAGATATAGGGAAGTAATCCTTTGTATATTTTTTGTGTTAGTAGATTGAATAGGCGAATTTTTCCATCCCATTTTTTCTTTTTAAATGCTGGATTGTATTCAGAATTGGGAATTTTAAAAGTAAAAAATAGACTTAATTCCTTTGCAATTGATTTTTCACAATCAATTTCAATGTAAACTGAGTCTATGTCTTTGATTTTAATCATGATCCCTGGGTGAATTTAACCCATTCTATAGTTGAACGAATATTCCATATCTTATTTGATATTATCTTTGCCACGCTTTCTACATAACTTATTTTTTGTTCTTGGACAAAAATTTTGTTAGATAGGATAATAACATCGTTGTCACTTTCAATAAAACGGTCGAGATCTTGTTTAATAATTGCGAGATCAAATGGTTCCCATGACCTTTCTTTTAGTTCTTCTTTTGTCATTTTACCAGAATAATATAACCACTTATCTCGTTTAAGTATCTTTAATTTTGATTCTAATTTTTCTAAAATTATCTTTTCATCCATCAATATGCAAAGATACTTGTTGTGGAGTTGTGGAATTTTAATTGATTCATCTTCCAAATGATTTGCATCAATGGAAACATCCAATTCTGCTTGTTGTTTTATTTCATCTAATGTCATAATTAATATTATACTTTATTTTATGGATTTGTCAACACATCTATGGTGTAGTATGAATATGCAAATGTACATGTGGATACTACTGAATCAGTATCTGTTTGTGCGCTGTCAAAATCAATTCCAGATAAAAATGTTGGATATATGTTATGAAAGGAAACACATAAAGATGGTTTGTATTTACTATTAGTTACTAATAGCATTGCTGACGAATCTTTTTGTGCTTCTTCTATTATTTCAGAATGACCATTATAACCAACACCAAGATCTTTTATCCAATTGTGAATTTCCAACCAATTGGTCATATCTTCATTTACTATAAATCCAACTTGAAGATCTTCATATGTATATGAAGTTCCTGGTCTTCTTAATGTTATTCCTGTTGGATTTGCTTGCACAGATGTTCCAAAACTTAATGCTGGTATATTTGCTCTTTGACAAAAATAAGTAACCGTTGGGCATCTTTTAATATAAAATCTAAATTTATTATTTGTTAGATGATTTGGATTTGTCGGTGTTGTTGGATTTGTATTCAACAGATCAGCAGGAGTGTTGAATCCCAACTGAGTTATTATATCTTGAAGTGTCTGATATACAGTCTGTGCCATAATACTATTTATAAAAGAAAACCCACAGGTTTCCCTGTGGGTTTCTATAACTTTATCCTAGACTAGTTCAGTTACCAGTGTTGCCGTGGAGGTTCTTGACGGCAAAGAGGCGGTAATAGACATTGCTATTTGATGTAAGACCATCAGTATCAGTAGTGATGGCATCACGACCCTTAGCGAATGGATTGGCAACTAGACCGTAACGAGTCTTGAATCCAATCTTTGGTTGGAAAGTGTCTTGACCGACTGCACGAACCATTTGTAGAGGAACATATGGGCAGTAGAACATACCAGCATCATATGGTGAAGTTCCCTTATAACCAACGGTTACGAAGTTTACATTGTTCTTGATGAATGGATCAATGTATACCTTATATTTACCGTTTAGAACTCCAGCAAAGACATTACCAGTATCATCAACATTCATTTGAACATTGAGTGCTGGTGAGAGATTGAGGAATCCACCCATTGCAAGTGCTGATGCAACATCTGCACTGCAAAGAAGGAAATTACCACGACCTCTACGAGAATCCTTAGCAATTTGATTTGCTTCGCGTTCAATTTGGAACATGAGTCCACGGAAGCGTTCTGCACTCCAACGACCGTCAGAGTCAGCAACTAGATCGTATACACCACCGCCACTTCCTGCATTTGCAAGATCGCCGTGCTTGCATCCAGTGACTGCTACAGTGTACATTGCGCGAAGAATTTCGCGGTTGATTTCATTCATAATTTCAACTGAAAGAATATTTGCAAGTTCTGACTCAGCATCAAGACCATGAACTGCCTTTAGATCTTGTGCAAGTTCAGTGGTATATTCTGCCTTGAGTGCGCGTGAGCGTGCTTGTACAGCAATGCGCTCAATGCTGAATGCCATTTCGCGGAAATAATTTGTACCATCTCCTAATTTTTCTGCAGTGCTGGTGAGCATACCACGGAAATCTGAGAATAGATCAGAACGAGTACCACTGAAATTTTCATTAATTGGGTCTACGCCATAGCTATGACCATAGAGAAGATGACTTGCACTTCCAGATCCAAGATTAATTGTAGTGTATCCTGCACCTGATGCGCCAGAGAATTTAGGCCATGACTCATCAAAGAGTGCTTCATCGCCAGTGATATTATTATACTTAGCGCGCATTGCAAAGATAAGACCAGTTGGTGCACTCATTGGTTGAACACCAGCGATATCATATGCAACAATGTTTGGCATTGCTCTACGAACTAGTGAAATGAGAATTGGGTCATAACCAGCAAAATTTCCTGCTGCTCCTGCACCACCAACTTGACCAGCAACAAAATTACCACCAACATTCATGGTTGGTGCTGCTTCGAAAAGATTTTGTTGTACTCTTTCCTCTTGCATTGCTCTAACTTGATTTTCAAGAAGAACAGCAGTTACTCGTTTCTTGTGAAGATCATTGATTGGGTCCATCTCAGCGTGATCTAATACTGGTGACCATTTTTCTACTAGTGTGTCGTAAGGGGTTGTTCCATTAAAATCCATTTTTCTCTCCTTAAAGTCTTTTATTATTTAGTAAATTGAATATTTTCAGATATACTGATCTGTAGTGAAGTTTGGGTTAATCATATTCAATAGTTTTCCAGCATTAGTTTTTTCTGAAATTGTTTGTGCTGGTTTTGCTCTGTTTTTATTAATTCTTCCAATTGCATTAACTAGTGATGCCATTGTTGGATCTGCTGCTTCTCTAGATGCATTTGGATTTAAATTCTCCTCAACAAGATTTTGTTGAGTTATATTTTCTGATGATTTTTTATTAAAGTATGACTCTCTTAGAAGTTTTACTTTTTCCTTGTATTGATCTACATTTGCAAATTCAATTCCCTCTGCAAGAGTTGCAAGTTTTTCAACTTCAGTATCAGTCAATCCATTTGAAATCTCAAAGAATGATTCTGCACATAAACGAGCAGTTATTTCATTTGAAAGATCAATATTTTTCTTGATTTGTTCATTTAGTTGATTTTGGAGTTCTTCGTTTGCTTCTGCGAGTTCATCTACAAGATTATACTTTTCAACAGGAACATCGATGAATGTTTCATCTAGAAGTTCTTTAAGACCAAGCATGAAGTTTTCTGCAATTTCAGTACGAAGACCATTTTCAACTGCAACTTTATTTTCTTCCATCCACTCTGTAATTACATAATTTAAATATTGATCAAGTTGCTCAGTTAAATTTTCTGTTCTTTTCTGTACTTGTTCTTCAATAACTTCTTTTGCTGCATCAAGTATTGATTGTTCAATTATACTAACTTTTTCATGAATTGCTGCCTCAAAGATTGTTGCTGCTTTATTCATGAATTCTTCAGAAAGATTTTCACCATCAAAAAGACTCTCAAGGTAATCTGCATTAACCTCAGTGTCTTCTTCTTTTTGTTCATTTTCGTTTGTGCTTTGTGGTTTTTGTTGACCACCAGGTAATTGTACATATGCTGCTCCACCTGGTCGTAGAGTTTTCATGTTTTGCATTGCTTGTTCTGGTGTAGATACTGGTTGATTGATAACTGCTCCTCTACCCGAACCATCATTATATAATTTGGTGTCTGAATACATTTGTTCGTTTGCCATATAGTTCTCCAATTTGTCTATTTCTATTTAGAAAAAATAATATTTTGAATTATTAAACTGCTGTTCTTAGTCGATCAAAAGTTGCTCTAAATCCTTTATGTAGTGCTCGCTTTACTCTTTCAGTATTAGTTATTCCTGGTTCGGTAACTAATGGTAAAGCATCTCTTTCTTGCTTGAGTTGTTGTCTTTGTGCTATTACATCTGCCTGTGCTTTTGATATTCTAGGAGGAGTAGTACTTTGTATATTTTTTGATATTTTATCTAATATTGGAAGTTGTGTGGCAAATATATTAGACTGTATCCTTTTTCTAAAATCAGCAGCTGATGGATTAACAGCATCTAATTGTTCTAATTTTGTTGGATGTATAGCATCACCAATGGTATATGGATTTCCTTGTGGATCCAATACTGGTTGTCCAGTTCTTGGATCTTTATATTGAGTTTGATGTAGTGCAGCAACTTCAGCAACAGTTTTACCCTGTATTTCTGGAATATTTGCTGCTCTTGGTACATATTTTGTATATAACTCTTTGGTTGGGTCTATTGGTGGAGTTGCACCACGAAGAGTTGGCATTGCTTTATTTAAAGCATGTTCAATATGTGGTTTTATATCAGATATTAATCTTTCTCTATCTGTAAATCTAGAAGAAGTTTCTTGATGTTGATTTAGTACTGAGGCGTATTGCTGTGGTGCTAAATCATATTTATTCGCTATTTGGGAGTGATAATCTGCATGTCTTTTATTGATCTTTGACAAAGTATCTTTTTGTATTTCCCTAGAAATATATGATGGAAGAGATTTTAATCTTTCTCCAATTCTATATCTAAATCCTGTTCCTTTTTGTTGACCAGAATATACTAAACCACCAAGTGTTGCTGCCGTGCCAAGAGCAACAGCAGTGCCTATAAATTCATTTAATAATGCTTCTTTTGTTTTGCTTCTATCTGTCATTAAATTTTCCTTAAAAAATCAGAAAATAATTTAATAGCATTTTCTTCTAATTTTTTTCTTGGTGTTCTTTTTAGTTCTTTTTGATATGCCGCAATTTCTTTTTCCACCAGAAGACCATTATTCCAAATCCATTCTTTTCCTTCTAGAATGCCATCAACAAATGCATTTGGAGCAGAAGGATCAGCAACTATATCAATTGCTGCAAGAGTAAAGTCATCTTGGACTACATTGACTCCACCTTGCGATTTCAGAGAACCCATTCCTCTTGATGAAACACCCAATTGAGCACCCTCATCAATTAAACTTTTGACTATTTTACCCATTGGGGTATCTATAATTTTTGCTTTTCCATGTATCTGATTTCCACTTTCATTTAAATCTACAATCATGTGGGATACACGATCAAGATTAACAGTTGGACCAGATGGATGATTTAATTCGCCTAATGCTCTATTTTTACACACATATTCATTAATATATCTTTTTGTTTCTTTCTTAAGAACACTTTCGTTGTATAATCTTTTATTTCTATTAACAACACCCGCTTCCATCATAACACCTTTGATGAAGTAGTTTTTTGCTCCTGCTTCATTTGATTCAACAATGGTTTGGATGTCTTCGATGGTTTCGGTGATTAATTTCATTTATTTTTTACCCCCCATTGAACGAAGTTTTTTGAAGTCTGCACCATTTATTGTGCCTTTTGGTTCAGCAACATCTATTGCTTCTTGATTTCCTGGAAGATCTTTTTTCTCTTCTATTACATCTTCATCTTCAATTTCATCTTCTAATTCAACTTCAGATTCAAATTCTTCATTTAAAAGACTCAAATATTCTTTTCCGAGTGCAATTATTTCTTCTTCTGTTAATTCTTCTCCAGTTTCTTGTTCAATTTCTTGAACAATTTCTTGAATTTGATCAACAAAATCTTCAAAGTCTGCATCAAAATTATCAGATTCATCTTCTTCTGGATCTACAGTAGATGATGTAGATTCATCCATATTTTCTGATTTTTTCTTTTTCTTTTTCTTATCGTCTGTTTCGATATATCTCTTTTTTGGTTTAGACATGTCTTCTTTTTCATTTGATTCTGATTCATATTTTCCAGATTCTTGTACCATACTTGGTGCAATTTCTTCAATCTTTGATTCAAGAATGTTTCCTAAACGAGATAACAGTGATTGTTCGATTAGTTGTTTTGCTTCAACTAAATTATTTTTTGATATATTTTCAATTATTTGTTGAGTTTTAGACATTTTATTCTCCTGTCTTGTATTTATATTATTGTTGCTCTGGTTCTAGACCCAATTGCTGAACTTGTATTTGTTGTTGCAATTGCTGTTGTCGTTCAACCTCTATTTCCTTATCCATTTGAGCAATTTCTTCGTCTGTTTGTTTTAGTATATTTTTACGAATATATTTATTGGAAAACAAAGTGCCACTATATGTTGCAAGGGTTGTCAACATCTCAACTTTTTCTCTTAAAATTTCATTTTCTTTAAGTTCTGTAAAATATGAATCTTTTACAAATTCAAATCGTACATCATGATAAATTTGATTCCAATCATCTAAAGTCATAATTCCTTTAAGAAGGCATTGTTTCTTTAAAATATCAATGAACAAAAATGAGAACTTATTTCTTAATCTTTCTATAAATTTATAAAATTTAACTTCATCTCTTGTTATTTCACTGCTTCTTCCGAGATTGAATCCAGTTTGGACTTCCATTCTG